GAAGAAAACTTAGAGTAATTAATGAAGGACAAAAAAGCAGCAAAGAAACTTATTAAACTTGCAAAAGAACATCCAGAATGGTATAGTGAAGAGGATGTTAGATATGCTAAACAAGTTAAATGGCGTATCAAACAAGAAAAACTAGAACAAAAAATTAATGACTGAAGATACTTATTCAGATGCAAAAATGAAATTGAGGCGAGAGGTATTAGCAATACTTCTTAAAAAGTATGGTAATGAAGGTAATAATAAAGCAATCTATGAGTGTGCTGATGAATGGGTGGAGAAGTATTTTATAAGTGCTGGTGTTGTTGACTATTTCAATGCTTACAAGCAGTCTTTTATAAATAAATCACTTGTTTAAGTATAATGCAAAAAATTATTAATGTACTTGCTGTTGCGTCTGCTGCTGTATCT